AAAGTTGTTACGGATTGGTACAAAGCGGGTACTCTGGCCGAACGTGGTGTTGTCAAGAGCCTCCAATTCACTATTGGTGGTTTTGCGCGGACAGAACAGGTCTTGTTGCGAACATTACGTATGGTTCGCTCCATAGAGCAATACCTGCCCACCCACCTTTTGACAGTGGATAGTGATGATGTTCTTGATCGTGTAACGGAGATCGAGAGCTATGGTTTGTTTGAAGCACACATTTTCCACTGTTATGTCAAATCGTTTGATCGAGCTCCGACTGAGGAAGAACTAGCATACATGTGTAGGATGTCACCCTATGCATCTTTGTGTGATGTTCGAACATGGTACAAGAACATTGGTCGTTTTCTTCCAGTAACGGGCCCATTATTTGACCGCAACCTGAATTATGCGGTTTTGCATTTTTGGGTTTACACACTGGTTTATGTCAGTGTTAATCCTGCATTGCAAATGGCGCAATATTTCCCGTTTGGATCAGTTGCTCTTGAGCTCCTCAACGTCTACTTGTTCACATCACGTGATGTTTTCAGTACCTGGAATTACTGGTATTATGCATCTCGTGGTGCTTCGTCAAAAGCGATGTCCGTCCTTGTGCCCAAGGATCCGTATCGCGGCCACAAGAGGGCAGCGTATCAGATCGCGGAACATATCAAATTACCGGTGGTTATGTCACTTTTACCAACGTGGGCTTTGAATGATCTTGTTTCGAGCGGTTTGGATCACGTCGCATCATGGCTTAATAAGTCGATGTTTATGGATCGTACTGAAACATTGAATGGTAAGTCACAGGTTGAACAAAACACTCCTCCGGCTTGGGTTGCTACAGTTGACAGTATAGCTGGTAATCTCAGGAATAGTCGCTCTGTTATTTGTCATGCACACACCGGGACAGGCAAGACACGTTATGTGCCACCATTACTAGCGGCACGATTCCCTGAAAAGCGGGTTTGTGTTGTTATGCCTCGACGTTTGTTGTGTTCGGAATTCAGCAATTACCCTGGTGTCAGTTGGTGGCGACGTGGTATGGAACCTACAACGCGGACCTTCACTTGTACCTATGGTCATCTTAATGCGAAGCATATGGGTGGCCTGAAAGGGTATGAGGATGTAATTTGGGTCCTTGATGAAGGTCATGAGATTGCATGCGAGATACAGATGTTGTTTGAGACCATGTTCAGTGTTAGCCCTTGCGTTTTGTTGACAGCCACGCCTAAACAGTGGATGTACAATACATCATGGGACATCATTGATGCCAAGGTACCACCTCTTCATGAGATTGTTGATCATCGG